GGTTACGTAGTCAACCGAGTGTCGCTAGTAGCGATTGCTAGGGACGGCGATGAAAGAGACGTCAAGGTACACACAGAACCTTACGACGAATCTGTAGCACTAACTGCACTCGGTTGGCTCGCAACTGTTAAGGAATCAAAGGAACTCCCAGCACCGGAAAAGGATGCTAGTTACTGCCAGCATTACTGCCAGTTCTATGACGCATCTGGTGAGATGGGATGCGATGGTCTAAAAAAAGAACGTACCGCAGTTAGTGATGTAATCATTGATGATGCGGATGTTGACAAGAACGCACTGCTGTACTTACAGTTGGGGCAAGCGATAAAGGATATGGAGAAGCAACAAGAATCTCTGAAAGAATCCTTTGTAGGTTTACTAGGTACTACGCAAAGTGGTATCGAAGTAAGTTGGTCAACTATTAAAGGTCGTGAGACCGTTGATAGTAGCGAGGTAGAAAAACTATTAGGGTTCATCCCTAAGAAGGTAAGCGCTGAGAGTCAGCGCCTATCTGTAAAGCAAGTTGGAGGTAACTAAATGGCTACAGAAGGAACCAAGTTCCAAGTCAACTACAAGTTGGCTGATGGAACACTTATCAATCTTTACGCAGCAGATGTGCGTGAACTAGAAGCAGGACTTGCAGATATTGCAATGAACGCACTGAACATTATTACTACTGGTAGAGAACTATCACAAGGATCAGTAGCACCAGCTGCTGTTTCACCTGCTGTATCTGCTATTGCAGCACAGTTTAAGGACACTCCACCAGCACCGGCTATTACTTCAGCACCACCAGCAGCTGGTAATTCTTGTAAGCACGGACCTATGTCATTTAAGTCAGGTGTATCAGCTAAGGGGCCTTGGTCGGGTTGGATGTGTCCAACACCAAAGGGTGCTCCAGATAAGTGCGACACTATCTGGGTTAGATAGCAAATGCGGGAGCCAAAAGATTATGAAGCTCCCAGTTGTGCTCAAATAGGCGGTGACTTCTGGTTTCCAGATATAAAGGAAGTAGGAAGTTTTGCGGATATGGCGTTTGCAAAGTCTGTTTGCAAGAAGTGTCCACATAAAAGCGAGTGTGCCGAATGGGGCATTGCTAATGAAGTTCACGGTATTTGGGGTGGGCTAACCAATAAAGATCGAACCTTAATTGCTCGTCTTAAAGAAATGGAAAGGAAAAACATTGCTTGATCTTTCCCGTGCTTGGGGTGGCGTGCTCACTAGAGCAACACCGCTACCTGATGTATGGGCTGGCTTAGCTGCCAAAGAGATTAAGTTCCGGCGTGGGCAAGTTTGTATGGTTGCAGCAGCACCTAATGCTGGTAAGTCAATGTTCGCATTGGTTTACGCAATCAAAGCAGGCGTGCCTACGCTGTTCTTTTCAGCAGATACCGACACAACAACTGTGATGATGAGGGCAGCAGCCCACGTCAGCGGTCACTCACAGATCTCTGTAGAAAATAACTTAGCAAACGATAGTCACTACTACGATTCTCGCTTTGAGAAGTTAGGCCACATCAAGTGGGTCTTTGATTCATCACCATCTATTGATGATCTTGAATTAGAGATACGGGCATACGTTGAACTATATGGTCACGCGCCGGAGCTGATCGTAATAGATAACCTAATGAACGTAACAGCAGAGACTGACAATGAATGGGCAGGACTACGTGCGATTATGATGGAGTTGCACGATATGGCACGCAAGACAGAAGCGTGCGTACTGGTACTGCACCACGTATCGGAACAGAGCGAGTATGGAAGCCCAATCAATCCGCCACATCGTCGGGCTATTCACGGCAAGGTAAGCCAACTACCGGCGTTGATCTTGACCTTGGGTTATGACCCAAGCCAGGGAACACTGAAGGTGGCTGCCGTGAAGAATCGCTTTGGGCCACACACAGCTGATGCTTCTAATTACGCACAGCTTCTAGTAAACTATGCAGCGTGTCAGATTAGTGATGAAGACCAATTTGGCAGGATGCTTAGACGAGACACAATGGCTGGATACCAAGGGAGTTACAATGTCTGAACCGTTAGTAAATAAATACCGAGATAACTTGAGGATTGATGCACTGCGTGATGCTGGAAATGTATTGCGTGAAGAAGTTGATGCACTCAAGGTAGATCTAACTAACTTTGTTGGTGCCTTATTACAGTCCGGCATTGTCGAGTTAGTTAAAGATGAAGAAGGAAACATTATCTACAAGATCAATAAAGCTGTACTGGTAGATGAGTCAGTACAACAAGACTAAGGGTTCCAAGTTTGAGACAGATGTTATGAAGTGGCTGCGCGATAAAGGCGTAAGCGCTGAACGTTTGTCTAAGGCTGGGGCAAAAGATGAGGGTGATATTGTCGCTGTAATAGCGGGAGAAACATTCATCCTTGAACTAAAGAATAGGGCAGCGCTAGCACTGCCTGAGTTCTGGCGGGAAGCTGAAGTTGAGGCGCTTAATTACGCTAAGGCTCGCGGTAAAGGGGAAGTACCGCTGCACTACGTGATAGTTAAGCGCCGCAACTCAGGCATAGAAAATGCTTGGGTAATCCAAGATCTTAAACAATGGTTAAAGGAGAAGGAATAATGGCAATACCACAAGGAGATATAACAACATCAGAGATCCTAGTACCAGAAGTCGTACAAGATCCTGTACAAGTATTAGATGAGGCCATAATTGAGGCTGATAAAGAAGAAGCAGTAGAAGAATACGATGACTTTGATCCGGAGCAGGTATGAAACTAACTAAGTATTGGACTAAGCATCAGGATTTTACCTTTCGTATTCTATGGACTGATGAAGCAGAGCATCGCCGCGAACTAATGTTATGTTTTCCTTTTCGTGAACTGAGCATTGGGTTTGACTGGTGATCTGCCAAAACTGCCTTCAAGCTGGTGCTGAGAATAAACTAGGTCACTTGAAACGTGCCGCACATAAGCACGAGAAGTGCGATATGAAGGGGTGCGTATGCCAACACCGGACTGGTCCAGGGTACGTAAAGCGAGCAGATTCAAAGGTTCCGTTGATGCAAATACAATCCCCATAGGGGCAATAGTTGCCAACTTTGGTGGTGAAGTAAGAGAAGGTAAGTCAGTATCGGTTAGGTGCTGCTTACATAATGACAGTCGCAGGTCAGCTGTGATAAATACCTATGACAATTTATATTTCTGTCACACCTGCGGTAAGGGTGGCAACGCAGTAAACTTAGTTTGCATCCTAGAGAACTTGGAGTTTAACGATGGCCTCAAACGTGCAATCGAAATTGCTGCTGGAAGCGGCGCAGCGATACGCTCAGGCAATAAGTCCAGAGGCACTGGCCGTACTAGACGCACGTGGGATCTCTGAAGTTACAGCAGCCAAGTTCCAACTTGGCACCATCACCGATCCGATCAATGGTCACGAGATGTATGAAGGTTGGATCTCCATTCCTTATATTACTGCTAGTGGTTCTTGTGTTGGGTTTAAGTTCCGCAGATTAGATGAAGGCAAACCTAAATATGGTAGTCCTACCGGACAGAAGGCTCACCTCTACAACGTAGCTGATGTGACCGTTATGAAGCCTTACATAGTTGTATGTGAAGGTGAACTAGATACCATCATAGTATCAGGTGAGTTAGATATACCAGCAGTTGGTGTGCCAGGGGTAGCTGCTTGGAAGCCACATTTTCCAAAGCTATTTGGTGGCTATGAAACTGTGTACGTTGTTGGTGATAATGATGTTAAAGAAGATGGCTCCAACCCTGGGGCTGAGTTTAGTAAGCGCGTGGCTAATGAGGTAATGAACTCTACAATCGTTACACTTCCACCTAATATGGACATTAACGATTACTACCTAGTACACGGCGCTAGTGCTACTCGCAAACTATTGATAGGAGAGTCCAGTGAATGACGGATCAAGATTGGGAAAGATTGCTACAGACTATGCTTACTATGGGCTTTCAGATCCTGCACTCGGACAGAGTGAACGAGACTATATTGATAAGGCCAATACCGACGCGTTCATAGCAGCGATGTGGGATGTGCTAGATGGTGCCGGTAACTTGTTACTAAAGAAGCATAGGGATTATGGCCCAAGCAATATCGCTGGCGCACCAGGTGGGCCACTAAATGGTTTGCGTGTACGTATGTGGGATAAGACAGCACGCATTAACCACCTGATTGATAGCGGTGCTACACCTGAGAACGAATCGCTACGCGATAGCTTCATTGATCTATTAAACTACAGCGCTATTGCTTTGCTAGTACTGGACGGTAAGTGGCCTGAGTGACCGGTGTTGATCCAGTTATCTATGACATAGCACCTGGCGTTGCTCGTGCTATTCACGGTAGGTATAAGGCTTATGTCGAACGTGAGGATATACTTCAAGAGTGTCTGTCGTGGGCGCTGTCTCGCCATAAGTGGATCACTGAGCAGTTACTAGAAGCAACAGATCCTGATAAGCGTAAGCACGCTGAGTCACGCATAGCGTGGCAGATGAGGCGAGCAGCTGAACGCTACTCCAGACGTGAGAAGGCTTCTAAGTCTGGCTACCAGATAACTGATGAGGCTTACTACCAAGGCTACACGCTTGGTCAGTTGTTACCGTATGTTATTGCTTCAGTTGTTGATGGCACAGTGCTTGAGCAGATCCAAGATATGATCCAAGATGGGCTACCACGTGGCTCATCTAGTCCATCTGAAGGTGGCAACCTGCTTGCTAACCTAATAGATATTAAGGTTGGCTACACTAAACTTGAGGTTGAGGATCAGACCTTGTTGCGTATCAGATACCTAGATAGCTTTACCTTACAGCAGATAGCCAACCACTATGAGTGCTCAGTATCTACTGCTGATCGTAGGATTGATGGCGCTATGCGACGGCTACAAGATCTACTAGGAGGGGTGAGTCCTTTCCAATGAAAGAGATAGAGTTATTTGATTACCTTAAAGCCCAGTTATACCCAGACTTAGAGAAGTCTATTGGTATCTATGATGCCTTTGATTGTATCTCAGTGTTAGCCGGTCACTACATAGAACTCAAGTGCCGTCATACTCATTACGATACGTTGCTGATCGAGGAGATGAAGTACCGGAAGTTAATAACTCAAGCTGCTGAACGAGATCTAATCCCGTTCTATATTAACTCGACACCCAAGGGTGTCTTTTCTTTTGATCTGATGGATGTACCGGAACCTGAGTGGTTTACTCATCGTATGCCAGCGACTACTGAGTTTGCTCGCAATAAGAAGATTGATAAGTTAGTAGGTTATCTCCCGATTGAGGAAGCGGTACAGCTGTGAACTACGATTACAAGTGCGATAAGTGTAATAGCCAACTAACTATTGAGCGTTCTATTCACGCTGAAGCTAGTGATCCTATGTGCTTTGATTGCCATACAACTATGAGCCGTGTCTGGTCATCGCCCCCTGTCACCTTTAGTGGTACTGGTTTCTACTCTACCGACTATAAGAAATGACAAAGCCCCGCCGAAGCGGGGCTAAGCCAGTGAACGAGAGAGCGTTCAATGCTTTATTGTAACATACTTATCCCCATTGTTCAGCCATAGCTTTAGCAATACCAGGGAAAGTCTTTGATCTAGCTTTAGATCTTTCAGCTGGTGGTAGTTTCCAAGCGTCTGCGTACCAAGTGGGCATTGTTCTCCCGCTAGCGTACTCAGATCTAGGTGCTGGTTCTACCTCATTGGTTGCCACCAAAGGTTCTACACCTTTAAGCCATAAGCAGGTGCGCTTTTCAAATGGATCACCAAACCACCAAGGTTGAATAATCTGATCTGGTTTACGATATAGCCTACTCATAATACCTACCGGATTTTCTATTACCACTTTAGGTGCACTCAAATTAGTAAAGAGCGTAAAGAAATCTATACCTTCTTGTTGCCTACCATCTTTACGTTTCTGCTCAAACCAAGCAGCGCCGGAGCTAGCTAAATGGGTGCAAGGTGGGAAGGCAATAATCAAATCCCAATCCTGCTTTAGTAAAGGGATTACATCTTGTTGCAAGTGGTATTCAGGCAAGCTGCCCGATGAAGGTAATATGTCGCACGAATAGGCTTCGTGCCCTCTATCTCTAAACTCTTTAGTGACAGCTTGGCTTTCCTCACACGCTAATAACACTCTCATAACTCAGTACCAGTTCTTGCGGTTGTGGAAACTAAGTGCTCGACACGGGGTTGAATATCGGTGCTTAATGTATTTAAGACCGCTGATAATTTGCTCTCTAGGATCTGACTTTGTTTCTCTAAGTAGCTGAGCAATTCCGAAAGCACTAGATCTGGGATTGTCCGCTTTGTGGTCATACCTACTCTCACTGGTCCAAAGGGTGACAAGGCAGGCTTGCTGCTCTCTCCCCCACCCGTGTATGAGGTAAGCGTAACGCTTTGATACACGTATGTTTTCACGCTTCTCCTCCATCGTTGCTTGCGCTAGCACCGGCTTTGGTGGTGTCGGTAAGATCCCGACTCGATGCGCCGGCACTAATAGCCATACGAGTAGCGCCAGTAATATCAATCCAACTCTTGCCCTCTTGCTCATCTATTGCCTTCTCAATCCCAAGCAGTTGCTTGTATGTATCGGGGTATAAATGAGAGAGCTTCGCCAGCGCCCTCTCTCTCGCTCTACGGTAGTTGCGGTAATGAACTGCTTGCTTTAGTGCGCTCTCGATCCTTCTCTCAACGGTCATTTAACTTATCCTCTCCCACTATAAGTAGGTAGGCTATCACTAATACCACTATGATCCCTATTAAGTAGCTCATTATCTCCCTCTATTCTCTACTAAAAGCGATAGCAGATACTACCGCACTTGTTATGTCTATCGGTTGCCCTATTAATCTGGCGTTCTCGGTGTCACTATCCCACCCAGATACCAGTAGCCGGCAGTTCACCGGACTATTACGGAATTGTTTGATCGCTTCATAACCCGACTCCCCGCCCCATAGGGGCGTGCCGGTGCTATCTACTACTTCGTATAGGTTTATTAAACCTGTCTTAGTTGGGTGAAAGCTCATACTAAGACTCCCGATTGCTCTAAAGCCTCGGTGATTGCGTCACTTAACTTGACCGCTACCCCGTCACCCTTTTGCTCGCCGTGCTCGTAAACTGTCACGCGATAACCGATACCACTAGGGTTAAACTTTATATCGTCATCTATTTCATCTATGTCTAGCGTGTAGATAGCTCTCATTTGATCTCCTCGATTACTACTTCGTCATAGCCTTTAACCTCACGCCAGAACTCAGCTATGCGTTCAGCGTCTATCTTATGCGTGTAGTGTTGCCAATTAACCTCGCTACCGCCTACCCATACTGTCCACTTACTCATTATCCTTGCCCTCTCTCTCGATTATTATTCCGACTTCGCCTAACGCCTTGACCATACGCATTAGGTTTTCAGCTGCCTTCTCGCCCTCTCCCGCGTCTATCTGGGTGAGTGCTAGGTTCCGGCACATATTAGCTTTAGCCAATAGGTATTCTTTAGTAGGTGCGCTCATTAGCCTACCCTTTCCCATACGTCATTAAGAATTGCGTTCTGCCACTCACCGCAACCTTCGCAAACTACGTCACCGATACCGGTATTTAGCACTAAATAATCACCGGTGCCACACTTCTCGCAATCAAACTCAATCATTACTCGCTCTCTTTCTGGCAACTATTGTCGCTCTCCATAGTAGTATCGTGATCGTGTAGCAATAGGCAGGTATCGCAATACCAGCCTTCGTAAGCGTCCCAGCAACCTTTTTCATCATCATCACATAGGTACTGGAGTCCGTGAAAGCTATCCTTGATCTTTGGGTGTTCATTTACTTTATCGCTACCGCATACAGCGCACTTATTTATTGTGCTCATTACTAGCCCTCTCTCTCAATAGGTGATAGGTAACCTCCCATAGTGGAGGTTAAATTAGTACGGATAGTTAAAGTGCCGTACATATCCTCATATACATCTGATCCTGGCATATTTTCGCTTAGCCATAGTTTAAGATCATTAAGCGTGTCCACGTTATCTAATTCCATTACTCGCCCTCGCCCTCTATCGCTATCTTAAATAGTGCCTTAGCTTGCTTTAGCGTGTAGCCAAAATAAGTGCGGGTAAATAGGTATTCGCCCGCGCCCTCTCCAGTAAATTGCGATATGACATAAGCCCCGCTAGGGTGCGCTCTCTCTATTGTCATTACTTACTCACTCTCTTTATTCTCTAGTAGTTCAATTCTTTCAATAATAAGATCTAGTAATACGGGGTCACTTAAGTTAGCCCGCGCCTTCCAGTATTCCTCCCGTAGTACCTCTAATTCCCTGCTCATAGCTCTCTCACTCTCTCTTACTTAGGGCGATCTGCCCTCTACTCTCCCCGGCTCTACCTTAGCCAGGGAGAATAGATAGCCTACCGATTAGGTACTATACCGTATTAATCTACGTAGCGCATAGGCATAAGCAGGGCGCGCCACGTAATTGTATCGCTAGTAATTCTCACGCGCATAGGCTTACCCTCACCGCCGAAATACACTTTAATAGCTGCGCCCTTGCCCGCTATTTTCGCGTAATCGGTAAAGAATACAGGGTTAAACGCTACGCCCTCTACCGCGATAGGATCACTCTCTACTTTAGATAGTAATTCTGCGGTAGGCGGGTAATTAGCGTCTACTAGGGTAAAGGTAATGCTATCGCCTAATGAGCTTACGGTTAGGGTATTACTTACACGGCTTAACCCGATTAGGTTACGCTTATGATCTTTAGCTAAGGTAATTAGGCGCTTAATATCCTCTAATGAGATGATAGCGGGATCAAGCTGCCCGTCTAGTGCCTTAATGCTGCCCTCAATTAAGCGGTATCTATCGGTAGCGCGGGCAATAAATAGCCCGCCGGCGCCCTCTACCTGTAACGCGTTAAGCACCTGCCGTCCCTTATCCTTATCTGCGTGAGTGCTAACGCCCTCTAATAGCTCTAGCAATACCGCGCCCTCTACCTCTAAATAGTTTAAGCCTACGTTAGTAGCCTTATCTGCCTGTACTGTATCCATATCCTTGCCCTCTCTCTCGCCCTCTCCCGCAATTACGGGCTAGGTTATGCCTAATGGCATACCGCCACGCATAGGCTCTAACCTATGCGCGACAGTACGCGATCAAACCTTAAAGCAGCTTACGATAGTGCCTAGGCAATAGTGACCGCCCCGCGTAGGGGTAGCGGGTACGTACCAAACTAGCCCCGTAATTGCTAGCACTAGAGCAGCTACTAGCAGCGCGATAAGCGCGCCTTTAATGAGCTTACGCATTAGCGCCCCGCTTGATCTAATTGGCAGCCGTGACAATCGCATATCTGCGGGGCAATAGTGCTATTCCACCTAGCAGACTTACGCGCAGCGCGTAGGCTTTCATATTGATTTACGGGTACGCCGTCACTATCCTGCGCCCATTCGCGGGCAAGCTCGCCATAAGGGCATAAGGTAACGATCTCATAATCGCGGGCACTATCGCCGTGTTTGCTTGACACAATAACCATTAAGCTATCGCAGCGCGGGCTAATACTCACGGGCTTAAAGTCTGCGATTCGTGAGCTAAAGAATCTCATCGTGTCGCGGCTAAAGTAATATCCCTGCGCCTTGGTTGCTATTTGCGATTCGTGCCATATTTCGGCGGGGCGTGTAGGGTAATTGCGGCAGCCGTTACAGGTACAAGGGAAAGATAGCTTAGGCTTATCGGTTAGGTAATCGTTCATTAGTTTATCTTTTATTGCGCTCATTAGATTATTCTCCCTTAAAATTGACGTGAATCATAGTTATCAGATATTGCGAAAGTAAGCGCTAAGTAATTAGAATCCTTAGAATCCGGGCGCTCATAGTGCTTGCTTACGTTATACCAATCACTAGTTAAACTAGTGCCTGCGGGTATCTCGAATAAGATCTGCGTATCATCGGGTAGCCCTGCGATAGCTGCTTTCATATCGGCAACCGTTAGCGGGTGAATCGAATTAATATATTCTGCGAATGATAATTTTTTAACGTCAATAATCTCATCGTTAGCAGCGCATAGCTCGGGGCGGTGATAACCGTCAATATCCTGCTCACTCTTGCCAATATACAAGCCGCAAGCCCCGCAATTTAATTCTTTACTCATTAGTTATTACACTCCTTACATATCCAACCTTTAACTTGGTATCTGTGCTGCTGCGTATCCTTATCGCAGCTAGCGCAATAAAATACGTGCTGCGTAGGTGCGTTAATTGGATCATCGTATCTGCTCATTAGTAGCTCTCTCTTATGAGCGTGTTAGGTAGGTGATCGCTCATAGATCAGACTATACGCGCCTATACCGTATAGATCAAGCCCATTACTAAAGTATTTTTTAACCGTGTCGCGGGGTGAGAGTCTGCCCCAATATGGCGCAGCTCTTACCGATAGGGCGAGAGGTTAGGCAATAGCTCACGGGTTAGCGGGCAAGGTATCGGGTCACGGGCTAGCCGATAGATTACGGGCTAAAGGTTAGGGCTATCGGTTAGCTGTATCGGTTAGCGGTTAGGGCTAAGAGTCTGCTACTTATTGGTTACTTAATAGCTAAGGCTTAGGGGATTAGGTAGCCGTAGCGGTAGTCCGCCCCTCTAAACTTTACAACACCCTAGACAGATCGCCCCGTAATGTCTAGGCAGACAGGGCAGACAGGCAGGGCAGACAGGGCGAGGCAACCCCCCGTTGCTTAATTGCGGGCGGGGGTGCGGTGTACTCCCCACACAAATATATTTCCTAAAGTGAAACCAGCTGTAAACCCCTGACCTGCGGTTATACACTGTAATAATAGTGTGACACGAAACACAGTACCAAAAGCGGTAAACGCGTTATTTTTTCTGCCTTATATATAGTAGAGGAGTAAAGTGGGGATGGTTGACTTTACGACGAAAGGTTGGCCTCTAGCGAGGCCCCTAGGCCGAGCACTGACTTACCCCTCAGTTCGCTGTAGCTCCTTCGGGCGCTAAGCCCGAACTGTCCGGTGGTTTTTAGTGGGGATAGTTCTGTTAAAAACGCGGAACGCCTAGTAACCCCTTCCCTGCCTAGTAATGAAATAACATTTCGCGCCATTCACGGCGCTTCTAAAGGAGACACCAATGGCCCCAAAGAAATCTGCAGATATGTACAGTAAGCCTAAGCCTACAAAGAAGCCCTATGTTACCTCTGCTAAAGAACCTGAATTACAGGGTGGCAGAACAGCTAGGGCTAAAGCAGATTACAAAAAAGCCGTAAAGGGTGGAGCAGCAAAAGCTGCAAACAAACTTGTTAAACCACGCACAAAAGATGTTGCAATAGTAACTGGGATTAATATGGGAACAACTAAAAAAATTGTTGTAGACCCACGTACCGCAGAAAAAAAGGCAATGGCTTCTCGTATTGTTAACGACAAATCTAAGAACGTTACGCGTGCCAAGATTGCCGAAATGAACGCAAAGAAAGCCCGCACCAAGAAGGCTAAGTAATGGCTGATAATTCAGCAGACATAGCCAAGCGAATTATCCTTGGCTGTGTAGCAGAAGGTATGACCATAGACGCGGCTTGTTCATCAGCCGGTAAGTCTATGAAGACTTATGAGTATTACCGTCGCACCGATAAGATCTTCTGCGACAAGATTGACCGTACTAGGCTCGGTCTCAAGGAGAAGTCTTTCGCCTCTGGCGATGTCCACGACATTGACTTTACCGAGTTTAGAAAACGCTTCCTACACTCAAACACTTTTCCGCATCAGCAGAACCTAGTAGATATGATCGAAACTGGTAAACCTTCTTGGTTGCACCCCAGTATGAAGTATGAGCCAGGAGTGGCCAACAACCGCATCCTGCTAAACATTCCGCCCAACCACGCCAAGTCAATGACCATTACGGTTGACTATGTAACTTGGCAGGTAGCTCGTAACCCTAACTTTAGAGTGCTAATAGTTTCACAGACTCAACGCCTAGCCTCAGACTTTCTCTACGCCATCAAGCAACGCCTGACTCATCCTATGTATGAAGACCTCCAGAGCGCTTATGCTGCTGGCGTAGGGTTTAACTCTAAGTCTGCCTCGTGGCAGGCTACCCGTATCACCTTTGGTGATGAGCTGCGTGAGACCGGTGAAAAAGACCCGAACATCGAAGCAGTTGGTATCGGCGGTCAGATCTACGGCAAGCGTGCCGATATGATTATTGTAGATGACGCTGTTACTTTATCTAACGCTAATGACTTTGAACGACAGATCAAGTGGCTAACCCAAGACGTTAGATCTCGTCTTAACCCTACTGGTAAGTTAATTATTATCGGTACCCGTGTAGCCTCAGTTGACTTATACAAGGAACTACGCAACGAAGACCGATACCCTGGCGGTATCGTGCCTTGGTCATATCTTGCTATGCCGGCGCTTTTAACTGTAGATGATGAACCTGACAAATGGGAAACTCTTTGGCCCGCATCCGACCAACCATTTGATGGACAGAAGGAAGAAGAAAAAGATCCAGAGACTGGATTCTATCCTAGATGGAATGGCCGCAATTTATTTAACGAACGCCAATCTATGGATGCTTCGACCTGGGCTTTGATTTATCAGCAACAAGATATCTCAGATGATGCCGCCTTTGACCCCGTATGTGTTCGTGGCTCTATTGACGGTATGCGTAAGTCTGGCCATCTAGTTGCTGGCCACCCTGGACACCCCAGAGACTTAAATGGCTTTACCTACATCTGTGGTTTAGACCCAGCGATGATTGGTGACACCGCAGCTATCTGCTATGCCATTGACCGCCAAACTAAAAAAAGGTACATAGTAGATGCTATTAAGATTAGCCGCCCGTCTCCAGCTGCTATCCGCAATCTTATTTTTGATTGGACATCCCTCTACTCCCCCTCCGAGTGGATCGTCGAAAAGAACGCCTTCCAATCCTTCTTAACACAAGACGAAGGTATCAGGATGCACTTAGCATCTAAGGGAGTACAGTTTAAGGAACACCATACTGGATCTAATAAATGGGATGCCGGTTTTGGTGTAGCTTCTATGTCTACCTTGTTTGGTACTAAGCAGTTCGATGGCAAGCACCATAGAGATAATCTAATACATCTGCCATCAGATCAAACTGAGAACATTAAATCTTTAATTGAACAATTAGTTACCTGGTCACCTAGTACTAAAGGCAAGACCGACTTAGTTATGGCGCTGTGGTTCTGTGAAATCAGAGCACGCGAGATGCTGAACTATGGTCAGTATGCCACCCATCATATGAAGAATCCATTTCTATCTCGGCAAGAGATAGGCAAGCGAACTGTTATCAATTTAGATGAAGCCTTCGCTGAACAAAACCGTATGCAAGTAATCTAACAAGGAGATAATAAAATGGCAACTGCACCAAAGCCAAAGCCAAAGAAAGTATTACCAAAGCGACCAACAGGCGAACTTCCAAAAAGAAGTTCTGAATTAGCAAAATATATTGGTGGAAAAAATCAACAAGGGCAAGTAATTCCAAAAGAACTTAAATTAGATCTGCCTTCAGCGCGTGCTGCAGCTGGAAAATATAGAGAAAATGTAAAAAAGAATCCAGCTGGCGTTGCAGATCGATCTTGGATGCCTTTAAAGAAAGCAATTGGCCAAGTTAGAGCAGCTCAAAAGGCAGCTGATGCTAAACCAAAGCCAAAAGTAACATCAAAGCCAAAGCCTAAAGGACCTTACGAAAAAGATTATATGAAGCCACCTAAGACTGAAAAGAAAAAAAAGAAGTAATAGGAATTACCAATGGCAGATATGAAGAAGCCTGTAGGCAAAGTTAGAAAAACACAAGCACAAATTGATGCTGAACTTGCTGCTTCTAAGAAGGCGTATGAGAAGTACAGAGCAACACGTCCTTCAAAAGAAAAACTTGCTGAGATGTACAACGCACAGCAGGCTCGTATAAATCGTTCAAAGACTGCAGCACCTAAGCCAGCAGTTAAGCGTCCTGCAATTAAGCCAGCACCATTGGGTCTAGCACCTAAAGCTAAGCCAAGACCATTAGGTGTAGCACCTAAAGGATCAGCACGTAAGCCAGCAACACCAGTGCCTATGCCTAAAAAACCTTTACGCGGACCAGATGCTATCAAAGAATACCAACGTCAAGTATCACCTAAAGGTGTTAAGAAAACTGAATCAGGCGCCAAAAAAGGCCTTGATAAGAAGTATCCAGGATTGTACAAGAAGTAAGGAACCCCATTGCTATCAGTCAAAGAAGTTGACGCGAAGTTATCGCGCCTACGCTCACGCTCTGCAGCGCGAGATCAACGTATGCGCGATGTGCTCTCGGTGCGTCAAGGAGATATCTCCAAGGTATTTCCTTCAATGTTTTCAGAGGACTATCCAAAGCCTCTGGTTGCAAACTTCATTGACGTAGCAGCGCGTGACTTAGCAGAAGCAATGGCACCACTGCCATCCTTTAACTGCTCAGCAACTAATATGGTTTCAGATGCAGCTCGCAAAGCGGCAGATACTAGAACTCGTATTGCTAACTTCTATGTTTCAAACTCTGATCTACAGCTACAGATGTATACCGCAGCAGACTGGTATAACACCTATGGTATGTGTATCGGTATGGTCGAGATGGATTACGATGACAACAACCCACGTATCCGTATGCTCAATCCATTTGGAACTTACCCAGAGTTAGATCGCTATGGTCGCACCTTATCTTTGACTCAGGTTATTATCAGCGATGCTGAGACGTTAGCTGCCCAGTATCCAGAGTTCTACGAACAAATCCTTGGTAGAAACAACTACCAACTAGGTTCTCCTTATGTCTCAATGGTTAAATACCACGACAAAGATCAAGACTTGCTTTACTTACCAGAACGAAAGAACCTAGTACTATCACGTACTCCTAACGTTCTTGGTAAGTCTATGGCACGTACCGTGATGCGTTCATCTTTAGATGGCGAAGCACGCGGTCAGTTTGATGATGTGCTCTCCGTTCAGCTTGCTCGTGCTCGCTTTGCGATCTTACAGATCCAAGCAGCAGAGAAATCTATCCAAGCACCTATTGCTATTCCACAAGATGTTCAGGAACTTGCCCTCGGCCCTGATGCCATTATGCGTTCTGCTAATCCGCAAGGCATCCGCCGTGTTCCATTAGAACTTCCCGCTGGAGTATTTACTGAATCCGGTGTATTAGAACGTGAACTTCGTATGGGTGCTAGGTACCCAGAGTCACGTTCAGGTAACATTGACGCATCCGTTGTTACAGGTCGTGGAGTCCAAGCGCTACAAGCTGGCTTCGATACACAGATCAAGGCAGCACAAGCACAGTTTGCTAGATTGTTTACCGAACTTGCCTCACTTTGCTTTGAAGCAGATGAGCAAATCTTTGGTGGAATCCCTAAGACTATTAAGGGAACCGATGACGGTACACCTTATGTACTTAAATACAGTCCATCTCGTGATATTAAAGGCGAGTATGGCGTAGATGTACGCTACGGAATTATGTCTGGTATGGATCCTAACCGTGCCATCATTGCTTTACTACAAATGCGTTCAGACAAACTCGTTTCTCGTGACTATGTACGTCGTGAGATCCCTATGGATCTAAATGTTACTCAGGAGGAACAACGTGTTGATATTGAAGAAATGCGTGATTCTCTGCGTGTTGCTGTTGCACAGTATGCTCAGGCGATTCCGGCTCTCGCGGCGCAGGGGCAAGACCCTTCCGAGATTATCAGCCGTATCGCAACTGTTATCCAAGGTCGGCAAAAGGGCCAAGCACTAGAGAACATTATCGAAAAAGCATTTACACCAGCACCAGAGCCAATGATGCCACCACAGATGCCAGGTATGCCTGGCGCAGAACAGATTCCAGCAGCAGGTGCGGCCTCCGCCCCTGCCTCGCAGCAACCTCCAAATCCACAAGGCGGTATGGCCCCTGCTGCTGGTCAAAAACCCGATATAGCCCAACTACTAGCTGGTATTACCGGCGCCGCATAAAAAAGGAGGAGGTGTAATATGAATAAAGGATCACGTGCAGCAGCACCTATGTCAATGCCAACTGAAGGTAAGAAGGATACTTCTAAGCCAGCAGGACCAGGCAAGGTAGTACCATCAATGATGCCAGCAGGACGTAAAGGCAACGCAGTTAAAAAAGGATAAATTTTTTATAGGAGGTGTACTGGGTGAGCAACAATAAGATTCCTCGCCCAGTGCGCCTTTCTGATTTTCTAGTAATACTTACAGGTTTTATTCACAACATAGCACAAACATTTGAAGCTATGACAGGTGAACTAATGGAACTATCCATTTACCATTCTAACCAAAAGACGGAAACTATCCGTGCTTGGGAAGATATGTCCGCAGATTTAGAAAAGTTAGGAGAAGAAACAGATGGCTGAACCAATGAATCCATTGGCCGGAGTTTCAGGTCCTGGCAAATACGCAGTTAGAACAGATAAATTAAGTATGGGTTCTACAGCATACGGCGAAGGCGTAGAGACATCGGCAATTAAGTCAGGTGCTCCGCTTTCAACAACTCCAGATCAACGCCCAATGCCAGCCGCTGAAGTACGCGAAGCTGCAATGGCGCCAGTAACAGGTTTATATGATCCATCTTCACGCCCAGGCGAAGCAGTAACTTCTGGTATTGATATGGGCGCAGGCTCAGGATCTTCAGCTTTAATGATGAAGAAGAACACCGTTAAACTTTCAGATTCTCTAGTACAACTATTGCCTTTTGACACCACCGGTGAGATCGCAGTGTTATACCAAGAAGCGCTAGCGCAAGGTAACTGATGGCTGATAATGTTAAAGCAGCAGCGCTAGCCGCAAACCTACAAGGTGAATCAAAGAAGCAAGTTGACGATATGGTCAAGGCTCTCTTTGTCCATAAAGAATTATCTAACTTACCAGCTGATGTTGCACAAGCAAAGTATTCTAAATTGCCACCAGACCAACAAGCAGATATTGTTAAAAAATTTGGAACAGAAGATCCTATTACTAAACCATCTCGTGGTTGGTTTGGAACTGCTTGGCATTATGCAGCAACACGTAACCCAATTACACTTGCGTTTAAGGGTGCCATAGAATTATCTGATCTTGCTACACGTACTTATCGTGCTATTGCTATTCCAATGTCTCAAGGCGAGATTGGCTTTGCTTGGGATCAAGCTAACGATAAAGGCGATAAGGTATACAACGAAGGCCGTATTGAAAAGGCTAAGTCAAAGTATGGCCAAGACGCAGTTGATATTGCTATGCGTATTAAGTCAGGCGAAGATATAGGCAAGTTATTTGCTACCGCTACTCCTGGACAACAGAAGTACATTATGCTTGCTGATCCTAATAACAAGGTCATACCAGGCGTAGACGATATTGAAGAAGAACGTGGACTATTTAATGACGTTCTATCTGAAGTAGATCGTGCTAAGTTTTCACCAGGACGTCAGTTAGCTAACGCTATTCTTCCTGAAGAACTTGAGAAAAACGGATTAGCCTACGGTTTAGTATCTGGCAGCGTAGATACAGCATTTCGTTTATTTGCAGACCCGCTTGTTGTAGCATCTAAATTAAGATCTCTATATGTAATTGGTAAGTATTCTTTAGATGTAATGGCTAAAGGCGAAAAGGTAATTGAGTACTTTGCTAAGCCAACTACTGTTGCCTTCTGGGATCAATACGGAACTGCCTTGGCTAAATATACCGGACTACAAAAGTCCAATAGCAATGGAAAAGAATTAGTAGAAGCGCGTGATGATCTTAAAAGACTAGCACCTGAGTTTGGTCAAGAAGTAATTAGAGTACTTCAAAAGGCTGAAGTAGTAGATGCTAATACTGCAAAAGGTTTTTTACTAAACACAGAAGAAGCTATTAATCTATTAAAAGGATCCGTCGGGCGCAAGCGCGTAATACTTCCTCGCTTAGATTTACAACGTAAAACACGTATAGCAATCGTTACAGGCGCTGATAGAGTTATTAGTATTGATAAATATGCTCCTAGAATTATGGATGACCTATATGGTCAACTATCAGATACAGATGGAATCCTTAAAACACTTTCTGAAGATAGTACGATTCTTGGCGAAAAGGTAAAGCAATCTCAAGATCTAAAGAAGTTTGTACGTCTACCATCTAGGGCTATTGGAGCACGCTTAGATAGGTTTAAGGCAAAGTTTAACATTGCTCCTATGTTCAAAGATGACTTATTTGATGTTACTGCAGCAGATGCCTCAACACAGGTTTATCGTTTAGCACGCTTAGTAATGACTAAGTACGATGCAAGAGTAATTTCGGAAACCTTTGAAGCAACAGATGATGTTGGCAAGCGCAAGGAAATGGTTAAAGGCGTCTGGGGAACTATTGCAGAAGCACGTGGCCTAAACCTTACAGAAGCTGGTCAAAAGATTGTTAACCAGACTATTACTAAAGGTGAATCAAGGTTCTCTGTAGCAAACTTTGCTGATGACTTTCCAGAACTTGGTGTATATCCATCTGACTACAATCCTTTTATGACCACGCCTAGCCTTGTAGATATTGACAGAGCAGCAGCGCGTAGCGGTCTTATTAACAGAATGTTTGGTCAAGCCAATAAAGAATGGGTAGACAATATGACCGGATACTGGTCATTCCTAACCCTTGCTGGCCCACGTTATGCTATCCGTAACGCATCTGAAGATCTAATGGTTCACCTGGCTATCGGTGGCAGCCCTTGGGGTCTTGCTAAGAGTCGTTATCTTTCTACTCGCGTTAATACAGCCCTAGAAGGCGCAAGAAAAACTAGCACTTGGAACGATAATCCACTAGGTGGAGTTCTAAGAATCCTTAATAAAAAAGAAGCCGGTAAATTTGAGGCTGAAATTACAGCTGTTGACGATATGATTGTTAAAGCACGTGATGAAATTAAATTAAAAAGAGAAGCAATGAAGATTACAACAGATCCTGTTGTCAAAGCATCTCTTGCTGGCGAAATTGAAACACTTAAAGCATCTACAGCAGGTGGCGCAGTAGGTCAGACTCGTCGCATTATTGCTACATCTCTTACATCTGGGCGAGTTAATCGCTTACGTGAAAGAATGGGTATGAAACCTATGTTTGAAGATGAAGCGGCAATTCTTGCCGAGCATCTTATCTACGGAAACTTAGATAACTCTTTGGCTATGGTCTCTGAAGGCGCAAGTAACTTTGCTACTGGTGGAGATTACATAACAAGAGCCACTAATTTTACTCGCGCACACGGAGTTCGTAGCGAAGCCCTAGTAATCAACGAGCCAAAAGCTGCAAAGTATGGAATAGCAAAAGATGGTCGTAAGATTGATAAGCGTGCGTTACGTAATCAAGATGAGGCAGCGCTACTTACCTGGCTTATGCGTATTAACTACATCGCAAACGACAGACTTGGTGCTGTTGCTATGGCAAACCTTAGTAACACAGCAGAAGGCAAGGCTATTGCTATACAAAAGATTATGGATTGGATGGAAAAGAACCCATCTTTTCGTAAGGAAGCTCAACTTGCAGCAAAAGGCATTGATGAAAGACAACACGCTGAGATTGCTTACAATAGAGCACAAGAAGTATTTGAAAAGAGTGGAAGTAAAGAAGAAATCAACTTAGATCTTCTTAATAAGATTCGTGTGCAGAATGACCAAGGAGAATATATTATCTCTGGTCAATTATCACTAGATGATGTATCTAAGTTTGATGATGCAGACATTCCAGCCTATGTGCTTGGACCTGTATTGGTTCCTTTATCAGAATCAGGCAATGTAACTGCTTCATTGATATCAAAGGGTTGGACTTGGCTAGGTCTTGCTAACTCACGTATGTCTCGTCAACCTATGGTATTTAATGAGATCATTGACATTCGCAAGCAGATGAAAAAGTCTGGCTTTGAAGAAGCATACATTGCATCTGTTGTTAGTAAAGTTGACCAAGCAGATCCAAAGAAGATTGCTACAGCTAAAGAACGTGCTAAGCGTCAGTTTGCTGAGATCGTAGAAGAACGTGCAGTATCTCAAGTATTGCAGTATGTGGATAATCCACTAGTTCGTACACAATTAGCATTTGGAGCGCGTAACTTTTCTCGTTTCTATCGTGCGACTGAGGACTTCTATCGTCGTATGTCTCGTGTTGTTGTCTATAACCCAATGGCTATTCGTAAAGCAGCGCTAACTTATGACGGAATCAGTCATAATGGTTGGATTCAAGAAGACGATCAAGGCGAAAAGTACTTTGTCTACCCAGCTATTGAACCAGTTTATGCTGCTGTAAGAGGCGCAATGACAGCAATGGGTATACCAGCAGAGTTTAAGACACCTTTCCCAGTACAATTTGGCGCTCAAGTAAAGATGCTTACTCCATCTTTGAACCAAGACTCTTTGATTCCTACATTTTCAGGTCCACTTGCCGGTGTATCTATGAAGATTATATCAAATTTAGTAGATGTTGCTGGAGCACCAGGTGCTGCAGACACAATTACTCAATTAACTATGGGTAAGTACGCAGTAGATCGTTCCTTTGTATCTTCATTCTTACCAGCTCACATAAATCGTGCATACGAAGTAATGAGTACAGATGAACGTGACTCACAGTACGCATCAGCTTGGCGTAAGGCTGTTACTTACTTAGAAGCAGGCGGTCACGGACTGCCACAGAAGTATGACGAGACCGGTAATTTAATTCCTCCTTCAATTCAGGAACAAGAAATGTATCGTCAGCGTATTAAGAACACAGTTATTGGTATTCTTGGTACACGTTTTGTATTTGGATTCTTTGCTCCGGCATCACCATCAGTACAGTTAAAAGCTGATATGGCTCAGTGGATTAGCGACAATGGTAAGGCTAACTTCAAGCAGGCTTGGAACAGTTTACTAGACCAGTATCCAGGTGACTACGACGCAGCTATGACTAAATGGGTTGAACTATTCCCCAATGAGATCCCATTTACTGTACCTGAATCTGAAAAGAAGACAGTTGCTATGATTAAATACGCAGAAGAATCAGGCGTATTTGTAGACAAGAATCAAAGTCTATTTGAAAAATACCCACAAGGTGCTGCGTTTCTTATTCCTCACAAGTCAGGCTTCTCTTGGGATGCCTATAAGATTATGAAAGATGCTGGCTTAAAGTACAACAAGCGTGTAGATGATTACTTACGTGAAGTACAAACAGCCTCTGACCTACAGCAGTATTACGCAAAGAAGAATGACTATGAGTCTTCTCTTGAGAATATGGTTACAGATTTTGAACGCAGTATTGCTCGTAAAGACTTTACGGAATGGGCAAAAGTCTTCAAGGCTGGCCGTCCTTTAGTTCAAGAAGAATTATCAGAAGGCGGCAAGAAAGCAATCGAGCGCATACGCGCTCTTGATGACTTACGCAAGATGTTAAATGACAAGACTGTAACCGTTCGTGGTCCTATCCAGAAGTCTCTTAAAGAGATGCTAGATACTTACGACTCATACAAGATGCAGAAGGAAGCGCTAAGCACACTTTCTGGTACAAGTAGCCTTGTATCGTTTATGAAAGATGAAGCAATTGTTAAATTACGTGAACTTGCCAAGGTAAATGAAAACACTATGAGTGCTTACAACACAATGTTTGCATCGTTAATTGGAGATACAAATGGCTGATGAAGTAACCCTTGCAGTTTTTGCTAAAGATATAGCAGATGGCTCAAAAGAGGCACGTCTAGCCTTGGCTCAACAATTAAAAGATGCCGGTTTTTGGACTGGCAAGATAAGTTCTGATTTTAATATAAATTACTATAAGGCTTTAGTAAAGTTAGAAGAAGCATATCAAGGCCAAGTTACTCTTAATAAGATTGTTGGCTCAACAACACCTGTCAAGCGCTACGATGTTCTTAAAAGCAGCAAGCGGGATGCTGCTGGTACTGGTGCCCCAACAACCACAAAGCAGACATACGTAACTAGCTCAACTCAGACAGCAAAGATACTTGAGACTGTTGCTAAAGATCTATTAGGTCGCTCTTTAACTGCAGCTGAAAAAGCAAAGTACCAGAAGATAATTAACGCAGAACAAAAGAGACAACCTGCCGTTAACGTATCTGGTAAAGGATTTAGCACTACTACTGGTGGTGTAGATGAAGAACAATTTATTACACAAAAGATTGCCGGCACAGCAGAGGCTAAGACTAATCAAGCATCTGATGCCTACACAATTCTAATGCAGGAACTTGGAGGTCTACGCTAAATGTCTACCGCAGTCACCTCTAAGTTAACCAGTCTTAGTAACCAATACAGTGATAGTGTAAAAGAATTACGCGACCTTAAAGCAAAACTTCGCAGCGGTGGAGCAGGCGTATCAGACGCTGAGGCTAAAAGACTTAACGGTCTAATCAAGACTGTTGATGCAAAACGTCTAAAACTTATGGAAGATTACAATAAGTTAAAGAAGTTAGAAAAGCCAGCAAAAGATTACATTAGTATTTCAGGTGATATCAAAGATATCCAAGCGCAGATAAATAAGGCAAAGGCTCGTGGGGAAAATACAGCTTCTCTACAAACAAAATTAAATACCTTAACAAGTAAGTTTAATGCTATTGCGCCAAAAGTTGAAGCAGCATTTCCTGAAATCAAAATAAAACTGCCTTCATCAACAGATACTCAAGGACCATTAAATAGTAGCTATTATACTGGTAAAGGAACTACGGCTAATCCATTCTTACAGAGTGGTAAGCCATTTACTGGTACATATAACAATAGAAAATATAAAGATGGTATCGAAATAGCTGCCGCTGCTGGACTAACACCAGCAGATAATAAGGTCATCACTGATAAAGCAGCAGCCGATAAGGTCATTACTGATAAAACAGTAGATGATAAAGATAAAGAGAAAGTTAAAACTGCTGCTGAATTAGAAGATGAAGCGCTTAACACAGCAGCAGAAAAAGACTTTGCTTTACCTGAAACTTTATTTAAGAACATCCCAAGTCTTAATGCACTTCTAAAAAAATATGTATCTGAAAAGTGGACTCCGGACAAACTGCGTAAAGCAATCCGTGATGACCTTTGGTTCAAGCAGAACTCCGCTGAGATCAAGACACGTTATGTCCAGTACTACAACTTCCGTGATTTACAGGCGTCAGGTCAAGCTACAGGATCTACTGACTATGAATTACAGATTGCCAAGATTGAAGCAAATCTAAAGAAGCGTGCAGTTGCATTAGGTTCAGCCGCTGCTTCAGATCCTGCAGCTCTACGTAAAGCAGCAGAAAATCTTTACATCACTAATCGAAGTGAAGATGAATCTTTTATTACAGACTTACTTGCAGCCTCTATCCGCACCACAGCAGGAAAAATTGGCGGCAAAGTAACTGAAGGTTACTCAGGTGAAGCACTTAGTAATTACAAACTTATAGTTGCAGCAGCACGTGATAATGGATTACAAGTTAGCGACATTATTCCTGGCGGATCAGACGAACAACAAACCTTACAAGGTATAGCAGCCGGAACTATTGATATAAATAGAGTTATTGCTGATGCTCGTAAACTTGCCGCACAAGGACAGCCTCAATATGTCCGTGACCTATTGGCTCAGGGCTATAACTTAAATCAAGTTTTTGCCCCTTACCGTCAAACAATGGCTAACATTCTTGAGATTGATGACCCAAATCAAATTAGTCTAAATGATCCAGTACTACGTTCAGCTATCACCGATAAGGGCGATATGAACGTGTATGACTTTAAGAAGTTGCTACGACGCGATGATCGTTGGCAATATACAGAACAAGCTAGACAAGATGTTTCAACTGCTGCACTAGATGTGTTGCGTGACTTTGGATTCCAGGGGTAATTATGGCAACATTAAAAGAACGTCTTGATGCTATTGCTAATGAATTAAAAGCTGCACAAGCAGCCTTAGCTGCCGCTGTTGAAAATCAAGAATCTAGCACAATAGTTAACAAAGCAAAAGCAAGAGTTAATGAAGCGCGAAAAGCCTACGAGTTAAGTGCGCCACAACGCAGCGATATTGCTGCCACGCCTACCCCTACACCAACACCAACACCAACACCTACTCCTACACCAACACCTACTCCTGAAGAAGATAATTTTCAAGCATCAATTGATGAAGCAGCAGGAATGGATTCTTCATCATATGCAATAGATGAAGATGGTGATAGAACAGATGTTACTAGTGTTTCATTCGCTGGATTAACAGCCGAAGAACAAGCGGCTATTAGTGCTATTGATGAAAATGCTGTAGTTTCTACAGATATTGTTAACGAAGAAGATGCTGACGAAGAAGATGATGATGAAGATACTGATGTTACCGGAGTTACTGGTACCACAACTTACACAGCACCAGATGGAAAGATATTTACTAATATAGATCTTTACAATGCTTACCTTGGTAAATTAAAATTAGATGAAAAGCGTGAAAGAGGAGAATCCGCTTACAAAATCTTGTATGAAGAATTTGACCGCTATGGACTTGCTTCTCTAGTAACAGATATTGAAGAATTTATTAAAGATGGTTTGTCTAAAGAAGAACTTAGAATTAAATTACGTGGAACGACATCCTATCAAAAACGTTTTGCTGCTAACGCAGACCGTATTAAAAATGGATTAGCAGCAATCTCTGAAGCTGAGTACCTTGGACTTGAAGACCAGTACCAAAACATTATGCGTAACTATGGTCTGCCAGCGTCTTACTATACTAAAGGTGATTTAGGCGTACAAGAAGGTTTCCAAAAGTTTATCGCTAACGACGTATCAGCAACTGAATTAGAAGATCGCATTATGACAGCGCAAAATCGTGTGATTAACTCTAACCCAGAAGTATTGGCATCACTTAAAGCGTTCTATCCTGATATTAATAACGGCGATATTCTTGCTTACACACTAGATCCTAAGAACGCACTTGATAATATCAAGCGCAAGGTAACAGCAGCAGAGATCGGTGGCGCAGCCACACAAGCCGGACTCAAGACTGGTATGACTCGCGCTGAAGAACTTGGTGCTGCTGGTGTTACTAAGGCTGTAGCCCAACAAGGCTTTGAGACAGTAGCTGGCGGTGCTCCACGTGGTGGACAACTAGCATCAATATACGGTCAAGATCCTTATACACAGGCCACAGCAGAAACAGAAGTCTTTGGTCTTGGTGGAAAAACAGAAGCCGCTAAGCAGCGTAAAAAAATTACAGGACTTGAGAAGGCCACCTTTAGTGGTCAATCTGGAGCAACCAGCACAGCACTAGTTAGAGATAGAGCTGGCGCTTACTAAATAAATAAACCTGCCACTAGAACTACTGGCCTAGTGGAGCGATAAGAAGACCAGGAGTTAGAGCCATACCAGTTCCCCGATTGGATATGAGGCTAACGATCAAACCAACTGATAGGGAGAAGGACTAATGTCCAATTACGACTACGAGGATGACGATGACTTCACAATGGAAGACACCGGCAACGACCTTGTTAAACAACTACGCAAAGCATCCAAGCAAAAGGATAAAGAACTGCAAGAACTTCGTTCACAGTTCGATGGACAAAGTTCTTGCA